CGTTTCATTGTTAATTCGATTGATACACTCATTGTAAAATAGGGTCTCTTCTTTGTAGTTCATTTTTAGATAGTCCTCGTAATTATTTACCAGGTGGATAATAGTGGAATGGTCACGATTGATAAACCTTCCGATTCTCTTGTAAGCCTTCTGAAGGTGATTGCGACAGATGTAAGCGAATAAGGCTCGTGCGGTTACTATTTCTCTATGACGTTTGTGGCTGATAATGTCCTGAGGGAATACGTCAGTAACTTTACTTACTAAGGTAATAACGTCACCCATGTCTAAGTCAAACTTAGGAATTGTGACAGGCTGAATAATCATAGCCCGTAATTCTGCAATTTGTCGATTTAACTTTTCAATTTTAGCATCATGTAGGAGCTTCACTCTCTCATGCTTTGCTTTTAGTGTAATGTATTCGTATTGATAGTTCATAGTTGTTTAAATATTTCGTATGCTACTTGTGGCACTATGGCGTTTCCGTATCCTTTAATACTTTCTGCTCTCCATTTAGAAAAGGTAATTCCGTCCAATTCGGTGGGAAGCCCATCATCTCCGCCACAAATCGGGGATTGAGTTGGGAATTTTTGGAAGAATTGTTTTGCATTCCACTCATTATTCTGGCTGACTGCTCCAAAGTTAAACCCATTTGTTCCCCTTTGGATGTTATGTTTTTCCCATCTGTTAATTTCCGGTCCCCCTTGTAATCCCTCGTGCAAGGTGTCGGTAGCATTTGAAATCTTGCCATTTGTTTCAATCCCATTTGTAGATTTACTCCCTTCTCTGCATATTTCTTCTTGTCCTTTTCCCATTTCTCCTCCGTCCTTGCACTGTTGTAATCGAATCTGCACGGTGTCGGTAGCATTCCCCTTTCGTTTAGTGCCGTAAACATTGATTTCCCTCCTTGTTTGAAGTCGCTCTTCCGACCCGTTTCGCTTGTAATTGTAGGCAATAAACCAGACTCTGTCTCTTCGGTGCGGTGCGTTTTTGGATGCAGCTGGAATAATAAACGGTTGAACTTCGTACCCTTCAGCTTCCAAGTCAAGACACACCTGCTCGAAAACCAATCCGCCATCAATATTCGTGATACCAAAGACGTTTTCTGCGATGACATATTTCGGTTTAATTTCTTGTACTGCTCTAAGCATCTCTCCCCATAGATAGCGTTCATCATCTGTCCCTTTTCTTTTTCCTGCCATTGAGAAGGGTTGGCAGGGGAATCCTCCTGTGAGAATGTCAATTTTGTTTGCATATTTTTTAAAATCAGTTTTACATATATCAATTAAACTATCAGCATTTGGAAAGTGATATTCCAATACTTTACGAGGAAACTCCATCCATTCGCAATGAAAGACGTTTTCCCATCCCATCCATTCGGCAGCAAGGTCAAAACCTCCTATGCCTGAAAATAAACTTCCGTGTCTCATAATAGTTCCTTATATCGTGTGTAAGCCCCCTCAAATGACATCGGTATACTTACGCATTGTCCGTGCCGATTTTTGCCTATAATTAACTCAGCATCCATTTCTATTTCAGGCTTCTCGTCTGCATAGTAAGCAGGTCTAAAAGGGAATAAAACTATATCTGAGTCTTGCTCAATCTGACCACTCTCTCTTAAATCCGAAAGCATTGGTTTTTTGTCGCTACGCTTTTCTGTTTCTCGTGACAACTGAGCCAGTGCTACAATGGTTATCCCTAACTCCTTTGCTAATAGTTTTAGTGTTCTACTAATGTGAGCTATCTCTTGTTCTCTTACCTTCTGATGCGATTTTATTAACTGCATATAATCGATGAATACTAAGTTAAGTCCATGCTTTGCTTTGTGCAGTTTAATCTTTCCTACGATTTCGTTTATATCAGCATTGCTACTGTCATCTATATAAAATCCATTAGTTTGCCTGATTAGTAATTCATTTACTTGTTCTATCTCTGTCTTAGTGATTTTAGCACTACGAATCTTATAGTTCTCAATATTAGCAATGTTAGAAAGGTAACGCTTTGCAAGTTCCTCTTTGCTCATCTCAAGAGAAATAAATAATACTTCTGCATTTGGTGAAGCATCTAAGGCTAATGTCAAAGCGATTGCCGTCTTACCACTACCCGGTCTCCCTGCTATGACTACCATGTTCCCTTTGTTCCAACCACCTATATATTTATCTAAGTATCTCCATCCAGTTGGCAAACCCGTCATATTAGTTCCTCTATTGATTGCCTCCTCTAATGTATCCATTACATTACCTGCTACTAAAGTTATTTGTTTACTTTGACCATTTGGTGTATAGGTGGATTCAACTAATAATGTGCTGAGTTCTGTAATTAATTCTTTTAGGTCTTTGTCAAAGTCCATAAACGCAATCTTATTTTGTAGGTTACGTTTCTTATATGAAACCTCTAACTGCTGAATCTCTTGCTCAAAATATACGTTTGTCGTTACGTTGTTTTGAAGTGTAGCAATCTCTCTTATATGTTGTCTATGAGCTGATGCTAATGCCGATAGGTTTACAGGCTGATTGCTTAAATACAACTCTTGAATAGTTGCTACTAAATCCTTTCTAAAATCTGAAAACCACGATGGGTTCAATTTCATTATGTAACTGTGTGTTTGTGGATATAGGATTATCTGACCTAATACACTTTTTTCTATGTCAATCATCTAATGTGGCTTTTTTATAGTTAGTAGTAGTTGTTGGTTTTTGAAATTCTCTATAGGGCAATTCATCTTGCCACTTCTCTTCATTTATGTATTTTTCAAAATAAGGCAAATATTTCACCTTGTCATTATCAATATGATTTTTTATATATATGGGTAAATGATTTTCAATTAGCTCAATCTTTTTTAAACTAAGTGCTTTAAATCTTGATAGCGATTTCTTTTTAGTACCCTTTCTTTGATACAAAATCCAACACTTTTCAAACCTATCTTCTATAGTATTATTTATATCTATGTTATTATTACTATCTCTCGGTGGAATTTTACCCCCAGGTAGGGTTAAATCTTGACCCACCCTATGGTCAGATTCTACCCCCACCTCCGTGTAATTTTTAGACATAGGGTAAATTCGCCTCTGAATGACTTCATTCTTATCATTTCTTATTAGTTCACGTCTGATTAGTTTAAGTTCCTCTAAACGCTTTAAATCGCTTTTTATACTGCTTTCACTTGCTTTCAGTAGTTCGCAAATTGTAGAGTTCTTTAAATAAGCGTATCCTTGTTTCTTTGCCATACCATTCAACAACCCAACTAAGATGGCTTGACGATGATTTAAATCGTCTAATAGTGCCGACTCAAATATTATAAACTTGCTCGGCTCTTCTTTCGTTGTTTTTGTCATTGCATAAAAAAACCCCATCAGATTAGTGTGGTTGCAGCACGACTAATCCAACAGGGTAAATATCTTTTAACATAACCGTCTGCAACTCGGCTATTTGAATACTCTACAAAAATAGTTATTTTTAACAATAAATCAATTCTTTTTTTTCTCTAACTGTATAAAGCCTGTGTCTTGTGTACTTTGAGTTGCCTTAATAAACTGTACTTCAATCTTCGCCGAGTTGACAATCACCTGAGCTACGTTACTGATTGCTTTAGCGGTTGCAATATCCATTTCTTTGTCTTTAAGCATCTCAATAGTTTCAAATAGGTGGTGTCTTAAATCTTGTATCTTATCTTTTGGCATTGCGTTTCTCCCTTTCGTAAATGTTCTTTTTCAATCGTGTTAGTTCTTTAGTCACTTCTTTTAGTTCAGGTGGTAATTTATTATGCGGCACTTGACCAGGTTTAAATCTTGTTTCTATTCCACCCCAATCGCTCCCTAATTTTAGTCCTTTATTCCAAGTCTTATGACCTTTTTTAAATTGTGTTGCTTCTGACCTTGGGATAGGGCAATGCTTAGACCTCCATAGGTTAGGACGTTTCAGCTTTAATTGTTTAGCCTTGTCGTATAACTGCTGACGGTTGCGGTTAAAGATTGCCCCTATCTCATCTATGTGAGTGGTTTGATACAGTTCAATAAACTTCGATGTCTCTTCCTTAGTCCACCTTCTGCCCATAGCCTAAGTCTTGCTTTACCTTTTCTTGTTTAGCTTGTTTTTCTGCCCATCGCTGACCTCTGAACTGTGGGCGTTCCATTTGTAGTTTACGTCTTAAACGTGTGATTGTTTGTGCGTCACTTAAATCAGTAAACGTGTAAGCCATAAAGAAGTCTGCAATATCCATCGTGTTAGGATTTCTGCCACTGTCTAAGAGTTGTTGTTGCCAGTAGTAGACGCATAACATTCTATCGTTGTCTCTTGTTTCAGGGTGCTTCAATAAGATAGCTGCTACCCTTTGAATAGTTAAGTCGTTCATTTGTTACCTCCGTATGTTTTGTTATAGTATTCATAGTTAGGATCGTTATTGATTCTACCATGATACCATCCAATTTGATAAGCATTTATTATCTGCTCCTTCTCTTTCTCAAGCATTGATTCTGCAAACTCAATAGCATCATGTAAACCATAAGGGTCAAGTGATTCTTGTAAATCTTTAAGCTCTTTAATTAGCTCTTGCATTGGTGTTTTCATTTCTTT